TTATGTGCCCTCCACCCCTCAGCAGGGAGTATCATTAATTGTTGCATCTGTTGGACGTGAAGCAGAACTCTATAAGCAAGGATACCAGTACATCAGTGAGTACGTTGGTTCCTCGGCAGATCGTGCTCATACCAAAATGGCTTACTATTATCAGCCAGTTAGTGGCCGTGCGACCTATAACCAAGGTGTTCTGCAAACGGTCCATCAGACTGTCAATGGTATTCAACCGAACACAGGCTATACGCTGGATGGCATTGCCGGTCGAGTAACTGAACCTAATAAGGTTGCAGCAATTACTCGCCTGCTGCGGAACCAGAAGCCTACAGATGAGAATATCCTACCAGTCTACAATGAGAATGGTCAGGTAGTTGCTTACGAGCGTGCTATGTCACCTCGTATGGGTATTCTGCTCAATCGCGATACTGATCTCACCAAGATGATTGGTGTATGGAAAGGTCGTCAGATCGAAGAAAAGCTTGCTCAGATTTACAATGAGAAGCTGCTCGATAATCTGTCTGAAATTTGGGATGAAGGGAAAAAAGCTGGTCGGTCTAATGAGTTTATTGACCTGTCCAAATCCACTGACAAAATCCACCAAGATACGTGGAACTTGATCCCTAACGATGTTCGAGATGCTATTAAGACCAAGTTTGGTCGAGATGGTTTCCCTGTTCGTCGTGATATGATCAACGACGCTGTAGGTTTCCGTTCTGCATCTATTGGGGATATGTGGACTGGAGATACTCGGCTGGATGGTTCAACGGCCAAGTTTGTAGCTGATATTGCTACTGGCATCTTTGGGAAAGATGCATACTCGAAGCTGGTTAAAGCTGAGAAGATGGTTCAGAAGTTGGTAACTGAAGCCAAGCTTTTGATTGTGGTTAAGTCAGTAATCGTTCCAATTGCTAACTCTGTAGCCAACGTTTATCAGCTTATGGCTCGTGGCATGCCCCTGCGTAATATTGGCAAGAGCTATGCCCAGAAAACTGCTGAGATTAATGACTATGCAAAGCGTCGTCATGAAGAGGTTCAGTTGGATGCTGATTTAGCTGCTGCCAAAGGACGTAATGATCTGGTATCGATCCGTAAATTGACGAACCGAATTCAGGCGATCCAAGACAGTTATAAGCGTATGAGCATCTGGCCTCTAATTGAGGCTGGTGAGTTCAGTGCTATTACTGAAGGTGGTGTTACGAATGAAGAACTTCGTATTTCTAACTTCATTGATAAGCTGGTTGATTACATCCCTGATGTAGCAAGAACACCTTACCGTTATGCCATGATCACAAAGGATACTCCTATGTTCAAGGCTATGGCTATTGCTACTCAATATGGTGACTTCATTGCTAAAGCTGCAATGTATGATCATCTGCGTAGCAGGGGCATGTCTCAGGATGAGGCACTTGCTCAAATCAATGAAGAGTTTGTGAACTATAACCGTCTTGCAGGTCGTGTTCGTAATTACACTGAAAGCACTGGTTTTATTTGGTTCTGGAACTTCAAACTTCGTTCTATGAAGGTGGCTGCTTCTCTTATGAGGAATAACCCTGCTAGGGCTTTCCTTATGACCTTCATGCCTCCTGCACTTCCAGTAGTTGGTAATGTGGGTACACCAATCTCGGATAACTTCCTTGGTTCCCTCTTGAAAGGTAGCCTTGGTAATTCGATTGGTTGGAGTCTCGGATTGAGGGCACCCACCCTCAACCCATGGATTAATCTATTGAAGTAATCCAGCCGATAAACATCAGGACTAGGATAGCAATGATAACGTAGGGGGCTATAAAGACCCCTACGCTTATTACTAATCCAATTATCCAGATAATTACTCCGATAATAATCAGAGCAACTAAAAGACAACCGATACCCTCAATCATTCTTCGGACGCTGAAGCTTAGCGAACAGAGAGCCAGTCTGAGGAACAGATTTAGCTTCTTCTGATTCTACCGAAGGATCTTCTGCCTGAGCTTCAGCAGATACCTGCTCAGTAGGCTGAGCTTCCTCTACAGAAGCATTTTCAGTCTCTGTGGCACTATCTACCGTTTGAGGCTCATTAACGCTCTCAGTGGTTTCCTGAGCCTCTTCTTCGACGGTCTCTTCTACCTTGGTTTCAGTAGTGGATTCTACAGTCTTTGTACGAGGAGTACGCTTAACTGGGGTAGCAGGCACTACTGGGGTTGCAGGAGCGTTAATAGTAATCTCGGCAGTATTGCCTGAATCACCACGAGTGGCCTTCAGTTCAACAGAGATTTCTTGACCTTCCTGAATGGAGACCTGCGATTTTACAAGAGCAACAATTGCTTCCTTGATTTCGCTTTCATCAATAATGATGCGCATTACTTGGGTAATCCTTCTAGTAATTGCATGAGTTGTTTGAATGATGGGGTATGTACCCCGGCGTGGATAGCAGCAATAGCATCAGCTACGTGCTCAGACTTCTTAAGTGGCTTGCCTGTTTTTGAGTCCAGATCCCAATTAGCAGTGGGATAGTTTTCCCATGCATAATCAATCATCTGCTGCTTAGTTGCATTACGGTTGCCTGTAAGAGCCAGTTTAGACTCTGTAGCAGTAACCTGAATGATCTGTTTTCCTTGGCTCCTAAGCGAAGCTAGTATGCCTATACAGACACCATATGAAGCCATTGCCCTCGCAGATTGAGAACCAACGGGGACCTCAACAAATATGACCTTAGAGTCTTTTGTCTCTTCAAATACAGCAGTGGCAAGCTGCTCGGCTCTGTGAAGGTCATTTGAATTGACCCTGATATTCTTACCTTCCAGTTCCTTTGGCTCTACGAGCTTCAAGGTAGGAATAGTGGGAATGCCAGTGGACAAATTCAACATCACAGACGCTAGACCCCAGTGTGTTAAACTGGGGTCCATGCCTGTCACTTTGACCAGCATTTACTTGTTCTTGTTGAACAGGCTGCTTGTTGCTGCCTTTCCCGAAGCAGCAGGTGCGCCACCAGCAGAGCCGGGACGACCAGACTTGGGAGCAGATGCATCGCCATCCTTGATGGTACGCTTATCACGCTTCTTACCACCGTAACGCTCTTCCCACTGAGTAGCGAAGAGGAATTCAGGAATAGCCTTGCCTTCCTTTTCTGCTTCCAGTGCCTTATCCATTTCATTAATGGATGCACGGGTATCCAAGTGGAAGTAATGTTCAATGACATTCTCATCACGGCTATCAGCAATTGGCTCATATTCGCCAGTCTGATCATTCTTTTCAGACTTGTTAACAGTCTGTTCAACGATAGCCAACAGAACCTCAGCACCAGTAAGGCCCGTAATAACTTCTACGGACTTAGGTACTTCCTTCTTTTCATCTGGATCATACAGCTTAAGAGTCTTTTCTTCGACCGTATCGGCCAGTTCGAAAAGTTCTTGACCTGTAGCAAGACGGCAAAGAGAATTGACAAGGAAGAAGCCCGGAAGCTGTGCTTTCTTATCAGTCCTATTACCATTAGCATCCTTCGTGAAATAAAAGTTTTCACCCTTTGAATTGGTGAAATAAACAGGAGGTTCACGATACTCCTGACCATTAATTTCAAAGGTCAAATTGAGGGCAGATGCACCCTTCGGAGACTTGGTTAGATATGCAACCTTAACCTTGCCCGGATAAAGACCAGTAGTTTTACGGCTAAATCCGCCAAGGCGGTCTTCCTGACCTTCAAGACCTTCGGATTTCATATTGCTGAGAATTGACATTGTACTCATTTTCCTTTTGCAAAAGGTATTACTGTAGTAACCCAGAAAAAAGGTTACTAGTTATAATACTCGTTTAATCGTTTGAGGACCTGAGCTACATCATTATCGATGTAGGTTTCCTTATGGCTAAACATACCCATAGGTGCTCGGATCTTTTCACCGATTGTATTCTTGGTGATACGTGTCTGGAATACATGTTTGTATCCGACAAGTTCATCATCTGGGGTAATGTGAAGCAGATCGTTCTCATAGTCCTTAAGGTCTTTGAGACGTATCTTTTTGGTTGCTACGGCAGTGGAGAAATAAGCCTCAAGGCCATTCTTTGCCAATGCACCCTTGACAGGAATAGATACAGCTTTCTCACCAGCATCATCAATGATGGTGTGGGTATGACCTAGAATGACAACAGGTTGTGTCATCTTGGCTACCTTTTGCTGCATCATATCCTTCCAGAATTGCTGATAAGCACCCCACATCTTCTGGGTATTCGCTGAGCCAATGACATATACTGACTCATACATTTCCATAAGAAATGTTGCAGTATCAACGATCATACCATCACATGCATCAGGCATGTCGATGCAATTCTGCATCAGTTCAGGTACCTGATATGGGTCAGTGATTTTAGACTCAGCGAATTTATTCCTGAAAGGCAGTCGTTTACCTGCTTCACAGTTGGCATACAGCCATCTATCTTGGTTCTGGATATTCATGAGACTGGCAGATTTACCAGTCCCACTCTCACCCATCACCAGAAGAAGCTGAGTATTATCGTTGTCACCAACGAACTCTTCTTCATCACTCACTTGGTTCTCCTTAAGGGACTATCCCGTTTGCGAATTTGGAGGCTACAGACCGAAGTACGGTTGCATCTAGTTCGTCCTCAGGAAGAGGATTTGAGATCTTCCGGTTAAAGTCCTTGACCATCTTAGAGATGTCTAGGAAGTCTAGTCCACCATCCTTAAGGGCCATAGCAAACCGCAACATGTTGTTGTTACGATTACCTTCAGCCATTCTCTGAGCAAACCATCGTTCCAAGTTGTCTAGGCTCTCAAGCTCCTGACTCTGCTGCTTATACTGCTCATTCCTTGTAGTCTTCGGAATGAAGTTAAGCGCATCCAGTAGTTCACCCTCATTGTAATGAAAGCTTCCACCATCGAAGCTTTCCCACTTCTTAGCCCGCTGATTAGCAGTCTCGTCTGAAACAAAGGGAAGCCATTTGAGAATACCATTCATGAACTCCTTATACTCTGCACCGTCCATAGACAGGTTATAGTTAAGGGGCATGATTAGACGGAAACGATGTTCACCCAATGGGTTATGGCTCTTAGTCGTATAAGTAAGAAACTTATATTCCTTAAGCAGATCGTGGCAGGTGTCGAGATTAACCCCACCATCCACGTCAATAACGATCATGTTGAAACCGCTAAGGACGTTTTCCTCTGCCCGGTGTCCCTTTGCAAACTGATGATTACACCAGTGCATACCGGGCGCCTGTACCAGTTCATGGATCCTATCGAATGGAACCTTTTCATTGAGATAATGATAAGCCCAGTGGTTCGAATATGAGAGACTCATTTCATTAAGGTCAGTCTCCTTCAGGGACTCACCCTTGAAGAATTCAATACCATCAATGTAGGACTTCTTGATGATGATGTGCTGCTTATAGCCCCATGCAATTGCAAGGGACATTTGCTCGTTACGAGCAGCCAATGATTGTTTGTAATATGGCAACGTCTCAAGCAGGTCAGCATGAGTCATTTCTGTTTCACAGGAACCAAGGAATTTGGCCAGTTTCACATATGGCTTTTCTCGGTTCAGGATAAGCTGGAATGCTTCGCCAGAAGCCTCTACAAGCTTGATAGCCTGATGAAGATGTTCCATCGTCACGATGGTACTTTCATCAATAAAGGCATAGGTACCAGCAAGCTTTAGAGCTTTGAAGTACCTGTGGGATAGCTCAGCCTTCTTGATGTCTTCATGATCTGCCAGAGCATCAGAAACAGTTTCACAATGGGTTTTGTATTCGATGAGTTCGATAGCAACATCGTCCTCAACTTCCATTTTCCAATTGAATTTCTCTGGTGCTGCAAGCTCTTCGAAACGATAGGACCACTGATCGATTAGTGCAGTATTAGATGGATTAATCAATCGATCGTAAATCTCAGCAGCCGTAAGTGTATCTTGTGGACGGTAGTGCTGACCATAACCAAAAATACAACGACGAGCATAACCCGTTTCCAAGAAATCATAAAACTGCTGCTCAGTAAGACCCCCATCGAGTAGCTTACTAGGAGTACCAAATAGAAGCATATTAGCAGGAGTCTTGCCATCGATCTCTTCTGTTCTCTGGCTCTCTGCTGTGTTCTTGGTTAGCTTCTGTTTGACCTTACCTTGGTCATAAAGCTCAAGATACAACGTGAGAATTTCAACGTTATTGACGAGATTGGAACCAATCTCATCCATTTGGAAATTAATAGAAGCAGCGCCAGCAAGAAGAAGCTTCTGCCTAAGCTGCTTGACGGCAGGAGCAGTGCCACTATCGAAAGTGAAAGGATAAGCACCCGTATTCCTATACTCTCTGTCGAGCTTTTCTTTTTCTTCTTCCTGTTCAGTACCATTACGAACAGCACGATTGGTGGCAATAGCCCACATGTTCTCTTCAGCTTTTACAGCCAGAGTTTCCTCAAGGAAGCGTGTCTGAAAGCCTTTAAGGAATTCATTCTCTACAATAGAGACTGAATGGCCCTTACCAAAGCCTGAAGTAGCTAGAGCCAAGGCATAGATATTAACAGGCACCTCACCACGATCTTTGGTTACAATCGTGGCTCTCATACAAGAAGCCATCTTGCCTAGGAAATAGGCCACTTCCACTTGGAAGAAGCCTTTGTCTACGTTTTGGGTCTTGTTACCAAGCACTTCAACAATATCAGTGATGGCTTGATGATGCTCAGTATTATCGAGCTTTGACAGGTCAAACGTCATTCTCTTCTTCCGTAATGTACTCAAGACGTTGCTGACAAATAGGTGCTGCTGCACAGTATTGGCATCGTTTTACTTCACCGGGTTTAGTGATAACGATACCTTTACCTTTTTCAGCTTTCATTTTGTTAGCTTCGGCGAGATTATCAAAGTTCTTTGTTGAACGACCAAGCTTGGTAGGATCAGCATAATACTTATACTGAGGTGCACTACGCCATAGATCTTCATCAGAGCATCTTGGCATATCTTCCTCTTTAGCATTTCGATACTTTTCGATTTGCTCAAGCTTATTGATAATCCAATTTTCGGTCTTATCGATGGGCATTAGTGGGTATGGCTTTTCGAAGGTACGAGTTTGGGGATACCCCTCTCGTTTTGTCATTGCCTTCTGCCAATCCGTAAAGATGTAATTGATATAAACATGGTCATCAACTACTTTTTCAGGATTGAGCCAACGAAGAACAGAACCCTGTTCTGTGTACTGTTGCTCATTTGAACCAAGGATGTAAGTCCATACAGAGGTTGACTTATTATCGAACAGACGACCGTCGATAATCATGTCATGTTTACCGCCAACCTTCCATCCTTTGATTTCTCTGAAGGCTCGTTGCTCGACCCACACGGGTAAATATCCGGGATTGAGTTTGAGCCATTCTTCATCTGGATTAACCACTATCTTATCACAGATATGTTTTGGGTAACCTAGCTTAGCCATGATCTGAGGACCAGCCTCTTTCCATGCTTTTTCAATACCAGCGTGAATACTGGTACCAAGAGAAGAAGCCATGAAGTCATAAACATCATGTACTCTTTCATCATAGGGAATTCGTTTTGCAAGCACATATTGCTTAAGAGGTGCCAACAAAGTGGTGGCAGAGATGTAGTTAGGCTCGTTGATATAGTCATAATCATCGTAGGCCAGCCAAACTGCAATAGGCAATGAGATGCCATGCTCATTGGTGAGTTTCATTTCATTACCTCAGTAATTAGTTGATTAATGGAGGGTACTATAGGATTTGAACCCATAACCTAGAGAGTAGAAGTCTCTTGCTCTATCCAGTTGAGCTAAGTACCCAATAGAAGCTCAGGGTTTCCCCTGAGCTTCATTTTCTAGAGGCTTAGTCCAAGCAGGTTGTTCACCTGTCTCTTTCCATTCATCAATGGAATTGGACAAAGCATGGCGAGCTTCATGCTCCATCTGACGACCATAGTGCTGTACTTTCTGGGCATCGTAGATGGGATCATGTCCCTTCTTCTTGGTTCCAGAATTACGTGCAGCAGCACTGCGCCAAATAGCTTTAAAAGCACAACCTTCATCGAAGGTCATGCCAAGGGCAGCAATGATATCCTCGCACTCAGCTTGATAAGGAGCTTGGTCCTCCCGTCGAGGGTGTTTCACCTCAATGAGATAGTAATTAACCCTGCCCCCTGAGTGTTCCTCAGCCTTCATTTTCCTTAGTCTTTCGATTATGGAACTGGCTTGCAGACATGACGCCAAGCATAGAAAAACCACGAATAACTGCATCAACGATTACAGCTTTTTCAGGGATTTTCTTAAGCTCCATTGCCTGTTTCTGAGCAGCTACATTGATATTACCAATAATGGTTTCAGCAATATAATCAGTAACAGTTGTGAATATTACATTCACTGGACGAACTTTTTCAAGTCCACCTGTACGATAGACAATGTCTACCGATGCAAGCCACCAAAGCTGCTGAGGCTCTTGTCCCACAATAGTACCAGTTTCCATTGAAGGTTCTTCGACGGATTTTTCTTCTTCCATTATGCTGCTTTCTTTTCGTGTAACTTATTCCAGTAATGCTGAACTGTCTCGATTATCTCGTTCTCGTTAGCATAATTAGGAAGATCACATTCCTTACTCCAATCTGGATAGAATATGGAGAAGTTACCGCCCAGCTTGACTTCATCATGATAAATTAAAGGGTCATCCTGCCATTCACATGCCTGTACGACATTATCATTGGCATACTTGATAACCTTAATACTATCCTTAATGAGGTAATACTGTGCGTCATGGATCTGAGCACAAGGCAAAATAGATAAGCAATGCTTGCTTTTTCTAACTTTACCCATGAATTCTGAACCTGCTCTGCTATTGAGCAAGCACCAGCTTTGTCCGAGAGCATTACCGGCTGTTCTGCCTTCTGCTTCGGCTTCCTTAGGGGTAGATCTGGTTCCCCGGATCACCTGTTTAAGAAGAGGGGTTCTGACACGAAGGCCAAAGGCTGCTGTTACGTAGCCAGTTTTCATAGCATTGTCTAGATGCTCTCCAACCCACTTATCCGATACTACATACGCAATGTGGTACCTCTCTTCGACCAGCTTTGCGAGTTCCTCTGTGAAACCACAGTTTCTCATGAGAGTCAGGTATGTACCCTGATAGGTCAAAGCGAATGTGGGGGCCTTACTATCCTGCCTAAGGGGTTTATATTTATCCTGAATGGAGTTGATAGACTCAACACTATTAGGATCAATATCAGGCATCTGCTCACCGAAATAAGCATATGCTCTAAGGCTATGTCCATCGTAACCTTCGGTATACACCTTCAGTTTCATTGGATCTTTAGTGGTTAGTGCACTAATGCGATCCTCTAGGGATGCAAAGTCAATACCACAGAATAGCCAACCCGGTGGGGCTTGGAAGCATGACTTGATAATCTTTGCGTACTTAGATCCAGTAGCTGGCAGGTTCTGCAAGTTTGGATCTGAGGACGATAGTCTTCCTGAGACTGTCCCCCCAAGGTTAAAATTACCAAGGAGGTAATGCCATCCATCGGGTCCCGGTCGAGCTTTCTCGAACGCGGGGATGAAAGATGTCAAGATCTTATTAACGGCCTTGTAGGCGAGCAAGGCGTCTAGGAATTCTAATATCTTCGGGTCTTTTGTGTGATTTTTCAATGCTTTGATTGTATCACCGCCCGTTTCAGGCAGGCCACTAGCAGTGCGGCCTAAGATAGGTAGTTCAAGATGTTCAAATAATAGAGTAATCAATTGATCACCACTATTAGGATTGAATTTCTCGTCTGCATCAAGCAGATTTACCCTTTTTACTTTTAACTCTGAGTTTCGCTTAATAACCCATTTCTCATTTAAGAGATAAATATACTCTTCCATTACTTCGGAAGACATCATTTTAGCCAAGGCATCATCGTTATCCTTTTGGAGGATTTCTTTGACTTCCTTCACCCGATCCATGTTAATCGGTAGGCCCGTAAGCTGCATTTGAATGATGTCATAAATCGCTGGCTTGAAGATCTGATTATAGATTTTCAACTGGTCATCATCGACCATAGTTTGCCAGTGTTTATTGTATACGAACCAAGTAGATAGACCGTCTACGAGGTTATAGGTTAGAAGCTTTGGAAGCTTTACTTTCGTAATGTCTTCGATAGACTCAAGAGCATAGTTACCTGCGAATTCTTGGGCTTGATCCTTAAGACCAAGCCGGTTGCCTGCACAAGAATTCGTCGCAAGATATGTTATCAGTCTTGTATCGTGCCAGTTCCTCAGAAGCACTCTTAGACCTCGAAGTAGACCCTTCGTATCTTTGATATGCTTCATGTAAAGCTGATAGACCAAGACCATCACGTCAAATGCGATATGATGGTAAATCAAGGTCTGTTCACATTTTTCAAAGAACTCCCGAAGCAAAGCTCTTACAAGC